CGCCCCATTCACCGCCCCGTTCGTCGTCAGGAGGATGGACCCCTTGTTGTCCGCGTTCCCCTCGTTCGGGTCAATGCAGCCCGTCAGCTTCGTGAAGTTGGGGTCAATCGAGAATCCCCGCCAATCGTCAAAACCGTTGCCCGAGATCGTCGCGGCGGTGTTCGCGCCTGCCGTGCGGTCCCACGCAATCTTGACCGACGTAAATCCCTGCATCGCCCAGCGCATCGACGTTAAGCGCAAGCCGTTGGGCTGCACCTTCCAGTAATTCAGGAGGGTAGCGATGTCGATTTTCTTGACTCCCGACTCGCCCGTCCCGTCCGAGATGTTCGTCATATGGACGCCAATGACGTTCACCGAGCTATCAATGATGTTGACCGTAGTGGCGTCTGCCATCGTCCTTCCTCAGTCGTTAGAGAACATCGCTGGAACGTCCAGCGGTCGTCACTTGTCCGTGGTAACTCAGTCTGTGCCCTGCGGTATCCGGCGCAGCGCGATTCGTCGGGGTGAGGGGCGCATCGTCAGGCGCAAGCTCGACCCACGTCGGCAACTCAAACTCGCCCCGCGGCGTCGTGATGATCGTGCAAGCGTTCGGATCAATTGGCCCACCCTTCGGCCCCGTTTTCATCGTGCCCGTCCCTGAGTCGAGATACTCGTGCATCTCAGGCGGATAGCAGCGCATGAACTTGGTATCGAACCAAAACACTTCGCCCGGATTACGGACCAGCGTATTGTAGAAACCGCGCTCTAGCGCCTTGACACGGACCACATCTTTCTTTTCTTCCGGGGCCTGCTCATCGTAATCGCGGTCTGCCATAACACTCCTGAGTAGTGAAGGTGAGGGGCGCGGCGCTGGATGCGTGAGCGCCCCTCCACCCGTTGATTCAGTCTTACAGTACGATGATGTTCGTCGCGTAGGCGCGGAACTTCTGCACCATATCCATCGGCGCAATCCACGCGGTACACGTAATCGTCGGCGTGTTCGTGCCCGACTCCTGATAGCCCAAGTACCGCTTGGCCGACGCGGCGCTATGGCCCGGAGGAATCGTCATCACCAGAATGGCCCCAGCAACCAGAATGGAAGTCGCCAACGCATTGGTGAAGGGGTACGTCGCCAGAATGTCCACGCTCGTTGTCAGTCCAGCGTCCGTCGCCTGAATGACATCGAACTGGTACGTCTCGTTCGTGCCCGAGACTTTGGCCGCGACCGTCACTGCCAGCACAATCGCCAACGGTTCGCCGCGTCCCACTTCGGGAAAGCCGGAGCCTGTCCGCAGTTCCGCCCCCAAATCGTAGCTGAACGTCGAAAGGTTCGGGCCGTTGCCCGTGAACGCCTGAGAGGCGCTGAGTTGAGTCTGTACGTCAAGAAACATGGTGAACTCCTGAAAGTGAATGAGTGAGGTGAGTGAGTGACAACCTCAACTCATGTCACGCGGGTTTCGGTGTTGAGGAGCGAATCACTGCGACGGATCGGGATGCCGCGGAACATCGGCGTCGAGATGCCGTCCACCACTTCATAGCGCAACTGGCCGCCCGTACGGACGTTCTCAAACCGCTGGATGTCGAGCATCTCGAATACCGTGCGGTTCATGTAGAACGCCCACTTGGCCGAGCCACCCGCCACGCCATACGGGGGACGCGCCGTCATACGGATCATCTTGTTGGTGAGATCGGTCGGCGTCGTTTCGGCCACAAGGTTCGTCGTGTCGATGTTGCAGAGCCGGACGCCAAAGCGCCAATCCTTGACTGCGATGCCGCAATCCCAAATGAATTGCTCCTGCAAAGCGCGCAAGCGGCCTGTGCCGATGCCGGTTGACGTCTGCACCGTCTGTTCGCCAAAGTCGTTGTGCTGAAGGCCAGCGACCGAGCCTTTGGGGTAGATGCCGTGGATCGAGTTGTCGCCCCAGCCGATGAGCCACACACTGGTATTGACGGAACCCGTGCCACCGCCGTCGATGATGTTCTGCTTGCCGAGCGTGCCCGCGACGGTCGAGAGCGCCGAGTAGCGCACCGAAAAGCCCGTGAACTTTTCGGGATTGAGGCCGGAGTTCCCGTACCAGAGCACGGACGTAAACTCCTGGTTCATCGCTTCAATGAACGCTTTGGCTTCCGAAAGGCGGAACGCGCCGATGTTGCCGTTGAGCTTCGCCAACGCGACGTCCACTTCGCTCCACGCTTCGAGCTTGCCACACGCTTCGTCGATCTGCGCGGTCGTGCTCTTGGACGGCGTGACGCCACCGTTGAGCAAGCGCCACGCGACCGTGGGCAAGTTGGTGCGGACGGTCGTACGGTTGCCCGTGGGGAGGTTGCCTTCCATCCACGGGATGTCGAGCAGGATTTCATTCGAGATGGACAGGAGTTCCGCAATCGCGGGAATCTTGCCATCCGGGTCGAGCCGCTTCGCTACGTCAAGTAGCGTAAGAACGGTATTGCCAACTGCGGTCGTCATGAGGACAGTCCTCTAGAGGTCAGGTTGATTTCGGCCCCATGCCATCGTTCTCGTAGAGTCGTTCTGCGAGCGTCTTGGCCGGGGCAGAAGGTTGCGCCGAGCCCGTGACCAGCGCGGGTTCAGCGAGTCGTTCGCCAATGCTCCGAAAGTGGCGGATCACTTCGGGATGAGCATAGAGCCCCGTTTCCTGAAGCAACGCGACCAGCTTGGGAGAGGCGGTTTGATCGAGCCCGCGTTTGCCAAGGTTGATGGACTGCGCGAACTTCTCCGGCGACCCACCAATCACAGGGTCTTTCACGGCCTCGCTCGTCCACCCATCCACGCGAGCTTGCCACACCTCGCCGCCTTTTTCGTTGGCGGTTTTCTCGCCTGCCACCCGCGAGACTTCGGCGTCAAACAACGCTTGCCCCGCCTCATTGCTGAGTCCCAGCGAGCGCGCAATGGCCGCTGTCCTCTCAATCAAGGCAGGAGGCGCTTCGACCCCCGGCTTCACTACCCACTTGTAAGTTTCAGGCGGTCCCGCTGCGACTGACGCAACCGAACTCGCCACACTTTCGGTAGCACTCGCCGTGCTCAACTCGCTTGATGCCGTACTTTGCGTGACTGATGGTGTTGCACTTTGCACGGATTCCGCCACAGACGCGGCGCTCGACGGCTGGCTTTCAGTCGTAGAGGCGACAGAACTGGCGACGGACTCTGTTACAGACGGTGTTACTTCCGGGGTCACTTCAACGCTGGTCATAGTTGGTCGTCGCTCTCGTCGTCTGAGGGAGGTTGAGGCGTGACAATGAAATCGGTGAGTTTGGCCTTTTCAGCCATCATCACCAAAAAGGCTCTCGGGTCCGCTTTGCCAATCTCGGCCAGCAGCCAGTGGCCTAAGTCCTGTTGGCCGGAGAGGTAGTAAATCTCGGAGCCTGGATCGCCGCGATTGGGCTTGATGGAGCCGAACACTTTGCACTGCGCCAAGATGCGCTCTAGCACCCGCCGTCCAATCGGGTTATCGAGCATCACGCGCATATCGTCCAAGTCCCGATCGGCGCGGAGCTTTTCCGATTCGGCAGCGGCCTTCACTTGCTTGGGGTCTGCGGCGTTCCGCACGGCCACACGTTCCGTCATACTTGCACCCCCGCATCTTCGACGAGGGGTGTAGCCGAACCAAAGCCTGCGCGCTGGCCTTCGGCGCTCAAGGCGTGGATGCGAGCGGGAGAGCCTTTCACCACGGCCCCCGCCGGAACGTCGTGCGTGACCACGGAGCCCGCCGCGACTCTCGCGCCAGCCCCGATCTTGATTCCGGGCAGAATGACCGCCCCGGCCCCGACGCTTGCGCCGTTTTCAATCACTGGTGGACGGGCATCGTAGGCGGGGTCTCCGGGTGCGGGCACTCTGGGGTAGCGGTCATCCGTGCAGACTACGCCGGGACCGATGAACACGTATTGCCCGATCTGCGAGTTGGAGGGAAGGAAGCAGTTGGCCCCGACGCGCGAGTAGTCGCCAATCGTCGAGCCTCTACCAATCTCCGTCCCGCCACCAATCGAGCAGCATTTCCCAATGACGACGTTTTGCAGGACGCGAGCGAACCACCAGATCATCGTGTCCTCACCGATCTTGGCGCTCGCGTGGACTTCATTCTCCACCTTGCCATAGCGCGGCATTAGACAGCCTCCGCGACGGCTGAAGGTTCGTCCACCACCAATTGAAGGGGAGGCGTTCCCACGCTCTGCGTCGTCGGCAATCCCAACACTCGCGCATAGACCGCGAGCATCGCACGGCCCATGTCCGAAAGGTCAGGCGCTTGCAGCACGGGACGCGCTTTGACTTCGCCCTTGAAGATCGCTACCAACTGTTCGGCCATCCGCCGTTGGTCGCCTTCTTCGAGCCAGAATTGCGCGTACTCGTTCCCCTTGTACGTGATGAGCGGACGGCCTGCCGCGTTGGCTTCCATCGCCAAGAGCGTGATGTCGCCGTAGCGCGTCGGGGAGAGAATGAAATGCGCCGTCTGCCACAGTTCCTTCATCCGCTGGTGCGTGAAGTGGAGCGAATCAATCGTCGCCCCATACGCCGCGCCGTTCGCGTTCGCCAGGTCAATGAAGAAGCGGTGCAAGTCGAGCGGAATCCAGTGCGCGTGGAGGTGGGCTTCGGGGAGCGCGTCCATTACAAACGGCCACGCGATGATCGTATCCAGCGCCCATTTGATGCGGTTCTGGTTCTCGCTCATCCAGACGCAGGGATTCCCCAACATCGGCTCTGCCACACACGGCGCAGACCAGAACGCTCGATCTACGCCCATCGGCACAACGTCCACCTTCCGTTCGCTCGGGACCATACGGTCGTAGAGCGCGGCGTGACGCGGGTTGAACGTGACAAACGCATCAGCCTCTTTCAGCCAGTGCCGGAGCAGGAACCACACATCGCCAAACGATTCGGCCTGCGAGGCTTGGGCTTGCTCAAACGCTTTCACGGCTTCGTCCATCGCGTACTCAGGAATCCCGTGGGCGACAAAGACGGTTTTCACCTTCCGGTTCTGCGCGGTCTCGATGAGATGCCGTGCGCCCTTCGGGAAGATGGAGTGAATGACGTAGAGGTCGGCGTTCAGCACTTGCGGGAGCGCCCACTGACCCTCGTGCTTGGCGTCGATCAGCATCGAATCGTTGCCCAACGCTTGCTCCGCGACGACCATATTCTGGGCCAAGCGGTGCATCCCGCTCTGATTCATTTGGACGGCGTGGACGATCTTCATACGGAAGCCTCCGCGTCCAAGTCTGCCTCAATTTCACCACTGTCGCGGCGGTCGTATTGCGTCTCCTCGTCATCACCCTCAGCGCCTTCCGGCAGCGGTGCAAACTCTGCAATCACCGGAGCAATCGCCGCGTTGGCCGCTTCGCTCAGAATCGCAAGGTCAGACTCTACCCGCTTGGCGCGCTGGTCTACCGTCAATTCTGGTTCTGCCGGGAGGACCGTGACTTGCACTTTGGCCGGGGCCATCGCCGCAATCGCGTCCCGTATATTCTCGGGCAACGCATCCGGTAACACTTCGCCCAGCGCCCAATTCGTCTTAACGCGACCTAACACGCGCTCATAGACGTTGATCGCGGCGTGCGCCATCATCGCTTCGGTCGGTACGTGCTCCGCATCCGCTCGCGGCTCGACGTTGCCTTTCCCAATCTCGATGATCGCCTGCGCTTGGCGTCGGTGGTCGCCTTCAGGAATCCAGTAGTCCGCGTAGTCGTTGCCGGGATAGCTGATGAGCTGCATCCCAGCCGCTTTCGCTTCCAAGCTGACGCGGTTCAAGTCCCCGTACCGAACGCCCGACAAGTAAAAGTCGAGCGACTTAAAGATGTTGCGCAAATCGTCGTGCTGATAATGCCAGTTGCCAATCACGGTCCCGTAGACCGAACCGTAGGTCGCGGCGAGTACATCGACAAAGCGCTGCGTCCCAACGGGGACATAGGACACATGGAAAAAGGCGTCGGTCAGTTCTGCCCGAATCCACGGCCACATCTTGATAAACTCGACCGCCCACTTGAACGGGTACTGATTGTCGCAATTTGAGAACGATGGGCGGCCTTGGTACTTCCCGCGCGACACGCCCGCCTGCCAGTAGGCCAAATCCAAACCCATCGGCAGCAAATCCACGGTCCCTTGCTTCCCCATCATCGTGGAGAATAAGGCGTGATGCCGGGGCGTGAACGTCACCACGGCATCACTGACCTTCATCGCGTAAATGCTCTGACTGAATCCCGTCGCGGAGCCGTAGCCATTGGTTTCCGACTCGCGCACGGCCATCTCGAAGATCAACTCCGGGGTGCCGTGATGGACGAACACGCGCTTAAACGGCTTCCGGCAACTCTTGGCAAACGATTTCCCTGTGATGGTATCCGGGATATGCGTGTGCCAGACGTGAATGTCCGAATCCAGCGCAATGTCCCACGCCGGACCTTCTGCGAACGGATCGAGGAGCCGAGAGTCCACACCCATCGCCAACTCAGCGCGGGCCATACTCTCGGCTACCCGATGCATCCCTGAGCCATTGAGGCTCGACCAATGCGTTATCTGCACACACAATCTCCCCCCGCTAGGCTGGTGGCGGCGCGGGGTTGGAAGAAGGGTTTCAACTGCTTTACCACGTGAACGAGGACTTGACGCGGGAGACCGTCGAGCTAACCGTCGAATAGCTGGTGGACGTGAAGCTCTGCACGGAGGCCGCGCTTTGGAGCGATGAAACCAGCAAGCCCAGCGAGGCGCTGGACGAAACCGTGGAGAACGTCGTTGACGTGAACGACTGCACCGACGCGCCCGACTGCAAGCTTGACACGACGAGGGCGTTGGAAGCCGTCGAAGAAATCGTGCTGAAGATCGTCGAGGTGAAGGACTGGACGCTGGCCGCTGACTGGAGGCTCGATACCAGCAATCCGAGCGAAGCCGACGAGGAGACGGTTGAGAACGTGGTTGAAGTAAAGCTCTGCGCGCTTGCACCCGATTGGAGCGAAGAAACCAACAGCGCGAGCGAGGCAGAGCTAGAGACCGTCGAGAACGTCGTGCTGGTGAAGCTCTGGACTGAGGCACCAGACTGGAGCGACGACACGACCAAGAGCACCGAGCTTGACGCCGACGCAACCGACAAGGCCGTGGAGGTGGCCGAAGATGTGGCCGTGGCTTGCGACTTCAGCGCGCCGTTCGCATCGAAGCATTGGAAGCCGCCGTCGTCGTTATAGACGAGGTTTTCCAACGTCTGGAGCGTGTACTTCTGGAGCACCGTCGTGGTGCTCGTTGAGCTATCCACGATCTGGAGCGAGAGCGTGATGGACGCCAAGTCAGCGTTTTGCAGCGTAATCATCTTGATTGCCCGACGATAGCCAGGGGCCAAGCCCCCACCAGGCGCGGCGCAGATCGTGACTGCCGTGACGCCGTTGGTCGTGGACTGCTGCAAACCTTTGACGGCCACCCCGACGCCCGTAGAAGTCGTCGGCTCGTCCATGAAGATGACGGCGACAGGACAGTCGTTGGTGTTCTTCGCGCCAGACAGCACCGCTTGGAGCGTCTGGGTGGAACTGGTTAGGACCAACATGGAAACGCCTCACTCAATGAAAGATTCCCGTTCGGTGCCAACAGAGGATGTGTCATGATGGCGACTAAGGGGCGGACGCCCCGCGAACGGGAGAGTGTGGCGCTGGCGAGACTTGGGAAGTTGAGCGAGCGCAACGGACCTACGATCCTGCAAGAGTTCACGCCGCCACCCCTTCAGGCGGTTGCGATGTCGCATCTAACGTTTGACGAGCGCGAGACTTGGCGAGGAGCGCCGACAGTGCGGTGTTCCCCGTCGTGCTCGCTTGGGACAAATCTTTCGCCGCTTTACCGAGCATTGGCGCGTTCGCAGCGGCTTGCTGTTTGGCAGCGGCCTGCGCTTTGGCTTGGCGTATCTGCGCGACGACATCCGCGGAACGCAGAATCTTGGGCGGAACACCTGTGGCATCCGCGTACTGATTGATTAACTCGACATCGTCAATCTGGTCGAGCACATCCGGCGCGGTTTGGGCAATCTGATTCACAAACCCCGCGAAGCGTTCCAGCGAGGAGATGCCGACCGACTTCTGGGCCTGTGCCATCACGGACACGTATTCCACGCGGAGCCCTGCGCCCTGCAATTCCTGCGGCGCTTCCGGCAGCAAGCCTTTTCGCGCCATGATCGCAAACGTCCGATCAATGAGCGGGTCCAGCACATCTTGGTTGAGTTGTTCCAGCACGGGACCCACGGCTAAGAGCTTTTCTTCTTTCCGCTCCAGAATCTCCGTCGCCGTAATGTCCGACTTGTCGAGGTTCGCCAACATCAGAAACAAATCCTCGAAGAACCCATGCTTAATCCGCTCACGGACTTGCTGCTGTTTTTCTTCGAGCTGCGTGACGTTGAAGTTGACTTGGTACATCGGGCGAATGGATTGCGCGATGTCACTGCCAGAGTCGTAGCTCACGTCGCCGGGAATGGTCGAAATCTTGATGTTGTTCATCCGGGCGGGCGCGACGAGCGGTGGATTGATTTGTTTCTCAATCGCCTGCGCGCTGCGTTTCTCGCCCATCTGGAGTTGCTTGATATCGCCAATCGTTTGGATGCCGGGGCACATCGTCCCGTACACATCCTCACTATTCACTTCCCAACGCCCGACGAGAATCGGGAACTCGTCGAAGCCCGAGTGCTGGAGCAGGCCGTACAGGTTGGCGTCGGTCGGCTGGTTCGGGGAGCCTAACTCGTAATAGATGTCCTCGAACTTCTTGTACTTGGGGTCAATCTTGGTCCCGTCGTAACTGATGTTCGGGCGGATGACGTGGACTATATCGACCCACGCTTGGAGCGTATTCCGGTTGTAGAGGTTCTGCACCGTCACGCTGACCACAGATGGTTCGCCACGCTGGAAGTCTGGCACGCCACCTTTGACGTTCGCCCAGCGTTGCACCACTTGGCCGACACTCAAGCGAAACATGCGGAGGAACGTGCGGACGCGGAGCTTGTCGTCGTTCGCCACGCCATAGGAACCAATCGGGAAGTCATACGCTCGGATCACCGAGTCGTCATCTTCCATAATGGCAATCGCCCCGGTCGCAAAGACGGCCATGTCTTTGTAGAGGATCGGGAGCTTGTTGTAGAGATTCGAGCGAAGAAAGACCGTCTCCATCCGGCGCTGCACTTCGTAGAGCCATTCCTTGACGGTCTCTTTCTCGTCTAACTCCGCGTTCCCTGTTCTAAGTTGGAACCACGGTCTGGCAGGAGAGGTCACACCCGCCATCATCCCGGCAGCCAATGTCCCCGCTGAACTCGTCGCCGTGGAATCAATGATCGCCCCGTCGCGGCGGTCGCCTTTGTTGACATCCGCTGTGGTAAAGCGGGGGCGGCGCGGGAGAATGAACTGGCCGAGCGTCCGGTAGAGCGAAATGAACGTGCCAAGCTCTAACCAGAGTTGGCCGCGCAACTGCTCGCATTGCTGGCGCAAACTGATTTGATAGCCAGGAACGCCTTTGACATCACGCCCGCCGACATTGGCGAACGTTTGGGTGTTCTCGATGGAGAAGGCAGAAATGCCCATTGGCTACTTCTCCCACCGATAGTAGTAGGTGAAGCAAAGCCAAGTTGCGTGATGCCAACCCGTAACTGGCCGGGGAATTAGCGCCCAGTTGAGCGGAGTAATCTGAATGTCAAGTTGGGGAAACTTCATTCGCCCAACAGCGTGCGAGAGGCGGTTGGCGCGGGAAGATCAACGCCCCGCGGCCCCGTCAAGATCGTGCTCTGCCGTCCCTGCCCGACGCCACGCTTACGCATCGGCGATGCAGTGCTGGGGCTTACCAGTGAAGGCGGGGGCGTGATGGGCGCGGTTGCTAATTCCTGCTGCTGACGATTCGCCCGCTTCTTCGCTTTCTCGTTCTCCGAGATGCTGTAGGCGGCTGACACCCCGCCGATGATCGCGCTCGTGATCGCCACGATCTAAGCGCCGCGCCCAGATAACGTCCACGGGCTCATAGCCCAACTTGTCGAGCACGCGCCCCAACTGGGGATGGGCGCGCTTCTGATGGTGGTAAACGGCTTGCACCCCTTCAATCCGTAGCTGTTCGTCGCACCACGCCACGAAACGGTAGCCGGTAATCCCGCGCACACGTGGGTCGAGGTAGAGAACATCCTGCGCCGCTTGGATTGAGCCGGAGTAGTGCGGGTTTGGCCGGACAAAAAAGAGGGCGTACCCAACGAGCGGAGCGCAGGCGCGGAGTTTTGCTGCTTGCTCTGCGCCGCTGAAGTGCCAAGGCCATTCGTCGTCGGAGATAGTTCGCTCATCCCGCCAGTCACGCGCCGAGTAAAATCGGAGGACTCCCGCACGTTCAGAGGCTTCATAGAGGCTCCGGTCCGGCGATAGCGTGATGTCGCTGTAGTGCGCCACTTCGCGCCAGTGCGCCTCCAGCAACGGCAATGCTTCATCCCACACCGTTTCCGTTAACTGCTCGCGGGCGAACACGATGCGGGTCATTGCGCGCAAACCTATGGAGTGGTCTTGCAAAACGCAACAAGCCAGATATGGGTAATGCAATGGCTGAGAACACGACACTGGCAGAAAGCGAAACGCCCCACCATTTCCAGTGAGGCGCTTCGGGGCTAGGCTACGTGACGCGGGACTTCTAGCGGTGTCGCCCATATCGGTAGTCCACTTGTCGAAGCAAGGGAGTGGTTACCCTCGGCGCTCGTCATTCGCCCAGCTTATTGCGCCATCCGACCTGTTGAGCAATGGCGCGCTTCGCTCCTACTACGCCGCTGTAGGCCCAGCGGGTTGTGCGGGTTGATCCCCCGAGAAGACTGCCTGAATAATGCCGATGATACGGCGACAAAACAAGGGTTCGATTTTCGCGTACGGAAGATAAATGCCTGTCCACTCTTTCTGGACGCGCTCCACCATTCCTTCCGTGATGAAATCTGGAGGAGGCGGATTAACAAACTTCGGCGTCGGGGCGGCTGCGCTCACTTTGTTGCACGTGGAACACTCGTTAACTCCCAACGCTGACCATCGACTGAACGGTGCCACACTCTGGGCACTTCAAGATGTCGCGGCAAATCGTGTCCAGAGGGAACCGCAGTCGTGCCGTTGCGATAGGCTTGGCACCACGCGCACTCACATTGACGCGGCTTACTGACCTTGGGCGCAGTAGCCGCAATATGAAGAAACGACGGAAGCGCAAAGGCGCTGGCGAGTGTCGCAAGGAATGATCTACGCTTCATCGGGACTCGCGCTCTTTGTTTTTGATTAGATCGTCCACGACAATCACAGGCCAAATCAACGCGCCAGCCAGAATCAGTGGAACATCTCTCCAATTCGTGCCGCCATAGCGCGACATAATCAACCAACACGCAAACGCGCCAAAAGCGTGATAGGCGGCAATAAGCACCCAAACTTTCGGGTCTGGATTCACGCACGGAATATACGTCATTGGTTCAACTCCCGCCACGGGTCGAAGTCTGAAGAATTGGCCTGCGTTTGGCCGAATTGCTGTAGCATCATCTCGGGCGAAGTCTTGCTCGGTAAATCCACCAACGCAAATGTCAACGCCAAGCTGTCAGCACAATTCGCCACGAGGATGCCATTTGCGTAGTACACGTTATCCCGGTCAAGCGTCAGGTTGTATACGCGACAATCGGACACGGCGACGGTTGCCACAGAGACGGGAACAACA